GAATTATCTATAGTACTTGTTATAGCAATATCAAAATGATTAGTAGACGGCGTTACTTGAACAGTATCTCCGGTAGGACTAGGCGGACTAGTACTGGTTGTTGAAAAATCAACTCCCATTGTATTAGTTCCTACGTTGTATTCTTTATTTTCTTGTAACCAATATTTAATCCAATCAGATTGCTCTAATGATCTTAAATCTGCTGTATCTGTAGTACAAGCTACTCCTGTAAGAGTTTGTAATGCAGCTATTAATTCAGTGTAATCAACAATAAGAATATATGAATCTAACTCAGGAAATCCTTCAAAGTAATTTCCTTGTTCAATAAAATTCATGTATTCTTTAATATTACCGCGGAGACTTCTAAATACAAGATTGTAAATCAAAGAAGTAGAAAGATCTTTATCAGCTAAAATAGACTGAAGAAGGGATTGTTGAATAGGATTTTTATTGTCTACGTTATCAAAGAGGGGGTAATTTCGAACTTCAAAATATTCAACAGTTTGACTACTTCCTCCATCAAATCCGAGGAGCACCATAATTAATTGAATAACAACTTCAACAATCTGGATAACAGCTTCAACAATACCTACAATAACTGACCCTATAAAACTAAAAATACTACCAATAAAACTCATTAAACGCCTCCTAGGTAGGCTCGGCGTTAGTAATCTGAGTATTAATATTTCCTGTACCAGTTGTGTTAATTGCTGTTACCCCAGTAGAAGCTACTCCAGCAGTAGATATATTAACAGCCCACGCATCTAATAATGTCTTAAGATATTTCTGATCTGCATTCCATTGAAACCCTTTAGCTTGTTCAGTAGATAGATTATTTGCTCTTCCTGCAACACTAGTAGTTGTAGGAGCTACTTTAGTTGATTTTTCAGTTTGCGCAAATTCAGTAATTTTTTCTGAAATAATAAAGATTCTTCAGCATTACCTTTTTGCATACCTATTGTATAAGCTACTGCTTGTTGTACAGTAGCCTGTATTGCTGTTAGATATACCGTTGCATAATCACTGCCAGTAATTCGACCAAGATTAAACTGAGCAGCCATATGAGCATTGACAGTTTCCATCATATCGTCAAATACACCGGTACCTGTTACTACATTACTAGCATCCGTAGAAACACCGGCAGTTAAATTAGCAATAGTTATAGCCATTAATTAGCTCCTTGATGAAATGATGGATTAGCTGCTTGAGATGCAGCAAGTTTATCCATTTCTTCTGGAGTTAAAGGATCTAAAATTCGTACGTTAAACTTTTTTGTTATGTACGGTTCTAATACTTTTTCACCATTAGGAGTAGTAATAGTTTTAAATTTTTGCATTTCAGCATGTTCGATTTGTTGAAGAATAATATTTGGTACATGCCAACCTTCTTCATTGTTAAATGGAACATATTTTTTAATCATTTTTCCGTTATTAATTCCTGAAACACCTACAGTAAAAATAAGTCCGGGATATGAAGCCATAAGAGGATCATTAGGAGTAACAACAACACGAACAAGTCTCATAGCTGCTTGTTTTGGAGATAATTGAAAATGTTTTGTTGCTGCTTCTATAGCTGCTTTACTTGCTCCTGGTAATCCATCTTTATACGGACGATCTTTAACTTCAGTTTCAGTAACTACATCTTGAGTTATTGTTGATGGGTTTTTACGTACATCTGCAAGTAATTCAGCTAATTTAGCTGTTCCTGTCTTATGATGAACTTTAACTCCATAATCTTGTAATTCTTGTTTAATTTCTTCGTCCGTCATTTTATTAATAGGGACTGTTGTTACTTGTTCCATTTTTCCTCCTTAAAGTAAAATAGTCCCCCAAGGGCTAACGCCCTTGGGTGACAAGTAAACCATTAAATTATACTGCAGTTGCGCAAGTCCAAATAATACCAAGACGTTCTGGACGAAGTGCCATAAATCCATAATACCATTTGATGGAGTAGAACCCTACCTCACCATATGGATCATCCAAAGAAGCTATTTCTTTACCAGGCTTCTTATGGTTGATAGAAAATTTAACACTCTTTCCATCAGTCTGGAATCCGATAGTAGTGAAAGCACCATCACCAACAACTAACATTGGATAGATGTCTGCACCATTATCACCAGTACCTGCAGTATCAGAAGAAGCTGCACCACCGTTTTCGGTATGCTGCATTTCTGGTACTACAACGATTCGGAATTGATCAACACTACCAATTTCACCATTTAAAATGTTACCGGCGTCAGCATACTTTTCTACACCAACAAATCCGGAACCAACACCTGAACCAGAAATGTCAGTCATCTTACGTACTACAGGAATCAATTCTGATCCAATGTACATAACGCGACCACCATTAACAGTCTTGGTGTCAACCATTCTAGAACCACTAATAATCTTCGTTTGCTTAGGAGTTTTATTATCATCCAAAGCAATAGAAAGGTTCATCAAATCGTTGTAGGTAACCACTTCATCAACTGCCAATTTTAATGCTGTTCTATTAGCACCTGCTGTAGCTGTTGAACCAGCAAGAGCAACACTAGCTCCAGAACAGAAGTAAGAAGTACCATTAGCAGTTGCGTTAGTAATAAGATCTGCCTGAAGCTCTGCTTCAGTCAGCTCATTGGCACCTACAAGAGCTTCCTCAGTAATATGAGATAACAATTCTGAATCTGAATCGAAATCTAATGATTCTTGAGTATACTCAGTAAAAAACCCGCGTTTGAGTAATTCCCCTTCAATCTGTGTACGGGTGAATCCAACACGGTTAACTCGACCACCGTTCTCACGAAGAGTCGGAATTTTAGATTTAATTGTACCGGTATCTTTAGAAGAACCGTACAAGTTTTGATCATTCAATCCAATCTCACCACCAGCACCAGCCGCTGTAACAGCAGCTGCTCTATTAGCAGCAGTAGAAGATTGAAGAACACCAGCAGAATTCCATGCTGAATAAGTACCAGCTGTAAGAGCTGTACCTGCAGCATCTAATCCTTGATCGCCGGTATTTAATACATCAAGCAGTGGAACGTATACATCTTGTTTAATTTTCTTACCCATATGCTTAGGCATTGCACGTACATCAGCCAAAGGCATGAAATACATTTTATCCCGAACAGCGATAAGGGCTTTTTTAAAATAATAATCAGTACGGGCTTGTGCGCCTATATCTGATGCAGTCCCACTAGCAGTACTAGAAGGAGCATTATATGCATTTTCGTTAGCCATTTTATTGTCCTAGTTAACAGTAATTAATTACCGGACAGCATACTTCTTCATAAACTCATCATCTGATAAACCTAAAAAATCATCGTCAGATGAAGCCTTTTTTGAAGGCGCTTGCTTCACCGGCGCTGCTGCTTTTCGTTTTTTATCACGATCTGCGTCAGCTTGTTTAGGTACAGATTCATTTGATACTTTAGAAGTTTCAATAGACTGAGGTTGTGGTTGTGATTGTTTAAATAAATTATTTTTATGCATATCTTCAGCTATTTGCCTGTAGGCTTCTACATCTGGAATTCCTGCTAATTTACCCAAAGTTTTTTCTTGTTGTAATTTAGCGTTTACTTGATCAAAAACTCCATTAGCCATATGGTCATTTATAACTGCAATAATTTCAGGATAATCAGAAATAGTACTTCTACTTTCCGTATCCCAATCTTTGGTTAATACGCTAATAGTTCTATTAAACGTTTCACTTTCTTTAATCTCATCTAATACTTTATCCAAATTATATTCTTTATCTGTAATAGAATAATTATTTGGCTTGTAATCTACTGGAGCTTCTTTGTCGATTTCTAAAGGATCTACGGTACTTTCTTTAATAAGCTTAGTGATAGCTTGTGGGTCTTTTTTAGATAAATCAATTAAATTATTTAATTTAGCTTCATCAAGAAGTTGATTATTTTCCAACATCTTAATAAGTTTTAAATTAGGCTTTAATTGAGACATCTTTTTTTGATAATTAGCGCCCATTTGCATTAGACGCACAATATCTTTAGGATCTTTCACTTGCATATTTACACCATTAGCTTTGAAAGGCGCAGAAACTTCTTTAAAAGCACTTTCGTAATTAAACTCTGTAGTTTCCGGAGTATCCTCCTTTGTTTCAGTCGAGTCGTTCTTACCAGTATCAAGAGATTCTGTTGTATTACTATCAGTAGATGTTTCAGGCTCCATTTGGGTATCCCCAAATGGTTGGCTTACTTTATCCTGAGTAGGTTCAACTTCAGTTTGCTCCTGTGCTTCACTTACCTCCTCTTCGGAGGTAGCAACCTTATCCTCATCAGTTTGATCTGATGATTCAAT